ATTAATCTCCTTTTTCTATAGCTCTTTTATACATCGCTTTATAAAACTTAATTTCTTCTGGGGTCAATGCAAGTTCATTAGGTGAACCACCAAGCAACTTACCTAATTTTGAATTTAGAAAATTACGTATTTCATTTTCTAATCCATCATACACGTTTCCTTTACCTTTGAGGATACGTTTTGACAAAATATCATTGATGGCATTAGCTACATCTAACTTTTGCTGCTCTGGTGTCTTACCGGTAGGATATTTAGCACTAGTTGAACTTACTTGCTTAGTTGTGTCGACTTCCGTGACCGTAGTTTGATCCCCAGATGAAGTAACTTGAAATGTTTTTTGTTCTAAGTCATTTGCTTTTAATCCATCAGCGATTGCTTGTGCATCTGGGTATTCTTTTAAAAACTGAGGCAGTGTTACGCTTTCAAAGCCATACTTGTGCCCCATCTGAGAATATAACGAACGAGCCCTAGCAAACTGTGCCTTATTAAGAGGCTCTTTATTCTCTACACATCGCTTCCAATGAGCTTCTGCATCTGGATCATGCATAAGGATCCGTTGAACGCCGCAGGCATCTTCGATCTCACGAAGAGAATCAATATCTTCATCAGTGAGTAAAGGTTTGCGACCATAGATATGAGGCCAAATTAATTCCCCATAATGAGTTCTATCTAAAACAATATCTTTAACTGATGCAGAGGATATTAAGTCGACCATCTGCTGCATATATTGATCTGCAGTAGTTCCTTTTGGAGGAGCAGACATGTGGATTAATTCAAAACCAATAGATTCAAAATATGCGGCAACAGTAGATTTACCTGTGCGATCTAATCCTTCAAGTAATACCAGTGCCATATTTCTCCTTTTAACAAATCAAAAGGATTATACAATGAACGGTTTGAACTCCATCATTATTGCTAGCACTTGGTCTTTATTAATAACCTCTAAGCGGTAAAGAACTTTCAATAGGTAGGCATATCTTACATATGCAGTCTCGTCGACTATCCTATCGCAGTACACGTAGAGGTTACTCTTGCTCATCTAATTTATTTATTGGGTTTGCGATTACTTTTCCACCAACATTGGTAGCCTTACTAGCACCAAATTGTTTAGCAGACTCACGAAGTGGATTACCATGGTGAACAGCATCTGCGGCAGCTTGTGCCTTAAGTTGTTCCATCTCCATTTTATGCTTTTCTTCATCGCGGCTGTGAGCAGCTTCAGCGTGCTTATGTTTTTGCTCATTAAGCTTCATATCTTGCTCGTGCTTTTGCTGTTCCATAGCCATTTGTTGTTGTTCAACACTTGCTTGACCAGCTTGAGCAGCTTTTTGATCTTTAGATTGATCAATAGCCAATACAGTTTGTTGCCATGCCATAAAAGCTTGGTCACCAGGAATGTAGGCTAATTCGCGTCTCTTAGAAGCATCCTTATCCCCAAAGAAAATTTCACGGATCTCGCCGCGAGTATAGTTCTTTTCAACTAAGGCCCAGAAGGCTTGATTAAGTGGCAAATCAGCAGCAGGAGTTTTAATCTTTTCTTTTTGAGACTGAACTAAAAGATCATTCATACTCTTCCATACAGTCATTTCTGCCTGCATTTGAGCAATTTCAGTTTGTGGAGTCTCATCTGTGTAACCAGTAAAAACAAACTTATACTTCTCAGCTAATCCTTTATCAAGAGAAGGAAGAAGATCTGAGTTGATAAGGTCTTCGATGAACATTAAGATTGGATAAAGACCACGCTCACGTGAGTATTCAATCTTGTATTCATTATTAGCCTGTTGCATTGGACTTCTTCCATTTGCAGAAGCAAGATATTCCAATCCTAATTCAACTGGGTCAATCTGGAACATTGAGCAGATAACGCGCATTAAGTGGTTATTGAAGTTGATGTATTCCATCTCCTTCGCAGAACCAGACATCGGAACCCATTGAACTTCATCTAGACCAGCAACAATTGGAGTTCTCCAAGCGTGCTGTTGTCCGGAAATTGAATTATAGAATTGCCGTCTAAAATTCATCAACTGAGATTGTGTAACAGTTCCTTTTAAGTGAAGAACGCCGCGAGCAGCATAACCATGTGTAAAGAAGTTAGCATTATAGTTTTCAACATTCAAGTGGTTTGTAATGTTAATAATTGCTAACTCAAGGGGAGAATAACAGTAACCATTAGAATCAGCAAAATTCTGTGGATTAAAGTTCTTAAAGATCATATCCTCATCGCCAAAGTGAGCCAATGGTTGATTCTGATATGACATCTGTACATATTTATAGTAATCTAAATCTGCCTCATTAACTTGTTGGTCTTTCTTAGGATCATTATCACTAAGTGGTTTACCAAATGTTTGTTGGGCAGTTTTTTGCTCTTGTTTAACTTGATTTTTAGAAAGTCGCTTATTAATTAAGTAAACTGACTCTGCAGGGAGAGGACGGAATCTATGTAAACCGCCAGCTCTTGTTTTAACTTTCTCGATTGCCACGTGGCCAAATGTAAGAGCATCACGGGTAATAAGCTTTAAAAATTCACCGAAAAGAACTCTTTCATCTGGCGGAGTTCCTTCTTTACGGCCACAATGATAGATAAAATCTTCTATGGCTGCTACTTCTGCTAATTCATCTTTTGAATATTCAGCATTACGGTCTTTCTTAATAACTCTGAAACCCATCTCGAAGCGTCTGTGTTCTGGTCTAGAAAAACGCAATAAGGTATCAACACGACATTGAAGGATAGAGGAAACGAGCCAATCTCTTACTGATACCTCTTTAAGCATTCTATTACTTAATCGAGACATCTTATGCTTAACCATTAACTGGCTAGTCATATTTTCAAAGTAAGGATCATCAATAATGGCTTTACGGCCTATTTGCTTAGATGGATCATTGTCTTCTGGGTTGTCTGGCAGTTGGTCTGCAGAATAGGCCCCACGTTGAACAGCTGGAACAGATGGTTCGCCAGCGGCGGCACCGCTGATGCCATCAGCTTTTAATAGATCGTCGATTTCGCCTTTAATTTGATTTTTTAACCAATTATCCCAGATTGCCATATCACTATTCTACCACGAGGGTTAAAATGACCATAGAAAACCACCCTGACTTCCAGAGTTAGAGTCATCGTCATCGTCCAATTGAGTCTTTGTGCCAATTTTACCTAATTTTGAAGCATCTGGCTCGTTCTGCCCCAATTGAATACCTTTACTGGCTGCAAATTCAGCAGGTGTAGGCGTTCTATGAAAATTACCATTAGGGTCTTGTAATCCCTGTAAATTATCGAATTCCAAACCACCACCCAATATAATGTTGGTCTTACCAAGCAATAAAGTCAATGGGTATCGAAGGGCGTCAAGCCAGTGATCGTTCTCAGTATCTGGATCGTCGGTAACAAGGCCTGCAGCATCTAATTTATAGTGATATAGACCAAATTCTTCTATGATGTGCTTACAATTATCCTTATTAAGGAATAATTTGGTTTCGGTTGTACCAGGTACTTTAAGTAACTTCTTAATAACTTGAATACCGGTCATGATCTGACCTTTATCGGCATTATTAGAAACAGGCAATCCAGCCTTCATCATCTCTTGTATGGAGCCCTGATCAGCTTGGTCAGGAACATATAGCTGAACACGATACATAAGATGATATTTAGTTTTAATGTGGTTAATCCAAGTTGGAGTACTAATCTGCGTCATACCGTCTGTCTTAACTACGTATACGTTATCTTTCTTATCAATAAAGAAAAATACAACCGTATTTGGCGATGAATATCCCCAGTCGATTCCGGCATAACATGGAAGACTCATCTCATGGCACTTTTTAACAAAGATATCATGAGAGCAAACTCCAGGAAAAGGCTTACCAGTTAAGATCTCCCACATCTGGTTCCAATCTTTAACATGGACTTTCTCTTCAAACTCCCTATAAATAATTCCTTCAACAGATGGCTTAAGGTTCATTAATTGAGCTAAAGCCCAGTCAGCTCCACCAGTTTTAACTTTTTGAATCAAATCCGTATCCAGATTTTTCAACATTGGAGATGTAGAAGTTTGTTTTTTAGCATCTGTTAAGCATATAGAGAAAATAGGGCATTTCGCGCACCCTTCAAATCCTTCATACATAACATATTCTTTTTGCTTATTTTTATCGCGTTTATTATATTCAGCTTCCGTTAATGTTTCCATCTTGTCTTGGTTAACATATAGCGGAATCTTCTTTGTTCCAGAGCGCTCATCAGTGCAACGCTCCATAAACTCAAATGCTGTCCAGCGGCGGACAGTACGTCCTTCTGCCTCTGCATTTTCAATTTGTCTGTTCATTAAGCCATATCGAGTCTTACGTGTTGAGATACCAACACGAAGAGCCTCTTTACCGTTCCTAGTATCTAACATACCGTTAATCTCGGCAAAAGCTTTTACACCTTCACCAGAAACCGTATCGATCTCGTCGACAACGACCAATGGAACGTGAGGACCATTACATGCTTTCAATGTACACGGAATGACCTCAAGTGTTAATTTTTCACCACCAACATTAAACAATGATTTAGACATGTTGGCTTTTTCTAGAATTCTTTGATCTTCTGGAAGATCTGGAGGAGTAACGAGTGGTTTTAGTTTTCTATTATAAAGAAAATTCTTCTGATAAGCATAGCAACGTTCAGCTTGGTTTTGAATAGCTCCAACGTGAACAACTTCACGCTTATCATGCAACAGAACCATGAGCTCTGCGATAGCCATACCGAGCGTCTTCCCCGATCCTCGACCAGCAACAAACAACAATTCTTTAATCTTTTCTGGATTAATGCGAAGAACACATATCTTATAAACTTCCCAAATAACATCAAGTGGATTTGTGTCCGAGTATCTAGATACCGTAACATCTGGGAGTTCCAGATTTAAAAAATACTTAATCCAAGCTTTTAGCTCATCTCTTGTCTTACAAGGAGTTAAGAGTAATTTTCGCTCTTGCTCCGGAGTAAGTTTTGGTTTAATCTTGGATTTCTTAACCTGGTTCATTATTCAGTTTTTCCAGTAGCAGGCGGTAAGGCGTCGGCAACATCAGAGATATTGAATTCAGCTTCTTCCGGCTCCTCAAGTTGATTGTTCTTTTGCGGCGCCGTTAACGCATCAAACATAGGTGATTTGCCCTTATCTTTAGAGCCACTTTGTCCAGTTGCCCCGGCAACAATCTTATAAAGAGTTTCTGCAACATCTTTATATTCTTTGATATTCGTTACACGCATCTGCGGTTTAGGGTTGTTAATTGGATCCTGAACGTATTTAACCATTGATTCCAAATGTTCTGCATTGGTAACAGACATCATGGCTGTCAAAAAGTCTACCTGTTCAAGGACAGATTTGACGACTTTGGCTCGCACCCTATCTTGAAGGGTGTGAAGCATCTTATCTCGGTCTTTAGCCCATCCTCGCAAGGACGCAGTTAAGGCGATTTGACCAATAGGGTATTGAGGGAATTGTTGGGCGATCTTAGCAATTGAATCACCTAAAAGGTACATTTCATAGAGCTTAGCAGCTTCTAGTTCTTTTAGGGCACCAGCTGTCTTGTTCTTTCTTAAGAACTTAGTGGCTAGTTTAATCTCTTCTTCGCTGAGACCGTACTTTTCTTCTTCTGTCAGGTTTTTCTTTAATGCCATATTTTTCTTTCCAGACATTATTATACCTGATAGTTGCTATCGACTGCCTAATACGCACCTCACTGATACCTTTAGCAGCCGAAATCTTATCAACATCTAAACCTAACATAAGTAGGCAAATTATGCTGCGCTCAAAGTCTGTAAAGTTATCTAGGATGCCTAGTAGTGCATCAGACGGGGGATTTTTTATTAAAGCCCAGATGGCTTCTTTTAGCTCGATATCGTCACAATACTCGAACTTAATCTTTTCAAGATATATATCAAAGGAATTTGTGGAGTGGCCACTAAGATAGTGAACCCATAGTTCCTGTCGTAAGTCTTCATCATTAGTCAGACTGTTTATTAGGCAGCTGACTTGATTCGTCGATTCCACTGTTTTCTCCAAGCCCTTCCACATAGCTTTCAAAGTCAACAGTGTTTACATTTACGGACCAAGCTGGTCCACAAAAATCCCTAACAAAACTGTTAAGAACTTTTTGAAAATCTAGCGAACCCTCTTTTTTTAACATTCGCTTGAATCTCCATAAACCGAACAAACTGTCAGACTGGGAGAGAACGTTATATGTCTCAATACGTTTTAAAAGATCCTTATTAACATATATTGTATAGTTAACAATTTTCTTTTCTGGTTCTATTTGAACCTCAACGGCCTGTACTTCCTTATGGACAATAGAACCACAAAAGAATAACTGATTTTTAACATCATCAGTAACGAGGCCATTATTCAATAGCCAACGTCTCTGATCGACGTATTCCTCTAAGTTAATCTCTTTCTGACTCATACTGAGCTCCTTAAGGTGTGTTCTCACCTGAGTTAATTATACCAGGTGATCACTGTTATTAAGTGACTTTACTACTTCTGCCGCTTTTGTTTTTAATAATTCTTTATCAATTGAACCTGAATACACCTTATCTATATACTCTGATACAATGTGATCTAGTGATAGTGCTTCGATACGAACTTGTCGCTTTTCTTTGTCCGTAAATACGGTCTTGATTTTAACGTCACGACCTGTCACAATACTTTTGCCTTTTTTAGAACCAATATATCCAAGTACTTCTGCTTTAGGACCAGTAATTTCAACAACCCAATGATCTTTATCGTTTAGTTGATGAATTAAATCTTCGTGCATTTCCTCTGCCGTAAAAACAGGAGAAAGATCGTATTTGATTCCTTTCCACACTGGAAGTGGACAAACTATAAACTCTTCTTTCAGAGTGTCTGTATCTATAATTGAGACGCCTTTAATTTGATTAATGTCTGAAGCACTCTGAGAAAACGGAGAACCAATGTAACGGACCTCAATTCCTCCGGCGTTAAGTGTTTGTCGCTTATGGATATGCCCGGAAACGATGACTTGCGTATTTCGAAGGCTAGACGCATCAACTCCATCTTTCGTTGTGATGTCACCATAATCTGCTCCTTTAAATGTTTGATGCGCAACGCAGATTTCTAATGTCTGCTTAGGAAAGTCTTCTATCTTGTGACAATATGGAACAAATGTCATCCCATAAAGATCCTGTGTTTTATCCACAACGATAAAGTTATCTAGCTTTCCGACTAGATGACTTAATGCATGATATTTTGCATCATTTGGTTTGTACATATCATGGTTACCAAGAAGATAAACATACGGAGCTACAGCTCTTGCTGTGTCCACATGTCTCATCATCTCTGTCATAATTTCTGAACGAAGAACAGCGTGGGTATCGAACGTATCACCCAGATTCACAATTAAATCTGGCTTATGCTTAATAATGATTTCATTTATCCATGTTAGAAATTGTTTTGCTAGATCGAAACGTGTAATTTTAAGGTGCGGATCACCGATAAAAAGAACTTTCATGATTAACCTTTAAGAACATGTTTTTCAAACTCACGATCAACTACTGTTGACTCAACTACAATAAATTTCATACCTGTAGCGTTAACAACAGATTCATCTTCATGTTCTAATACTAATAGTTCTACCATTCCGCCAGGAACAGGTAGGAATAGTCCGTAGTCTTTGCCTCTTTCTAGAGTTTGGACTTGATTAGGTATTGAAGTTATAAAGCTTGACATATCTGTATATGTCATTTTCACTGTATCTGGAGCACGATGATACTTTTCAAAGAAATTAAAGCATGCAGCGTGAATATCGCTTATACTAATATAAGGATTAGATACAAACCAATTAACTCTCATTTGGCTTAACTCCTGACTTGAGAACAATCTCGCAGACATGATCTAAGCGTTCTACATGCTCATATGCAGACCATGGATCTCTAGCAATTGCGCAAACACCATGACGATCTTGACCAACAATATCAAACATTAAGCAATCTTCTGGAGAAGATAGTAATAATTTGTCGCTTCCTTCACACATAGCGAAATAAGTTGCATTTGCTAATTCAGGTGAAGTGACCGGTAGAACTGGAACATTTTTAGCAACTTTAGTATATCGACCAAGTTCAGGAAATTGTTTAGCTAGTTCATCCATCTGCCAGCCTGCATACATTGCAGCCACAACATGAGTTGGATGTACGTGTAACACCGATCTAGTGCCTTTAGCAAATCGCTGAATGAAATAATGCATCTCTAATTCGCCAGATGGTTTTACGCCCTCTGGAATAATTAAGTCGCCATTATGCATGGTCATCTTTATGATATCTTCGACACGAAGAACGTTCTTACGCACCCCAGAAGGGGTAATATATATGTTCTTGCTTCCCTGTCTACGAAAAGAAGCATTACCGTCGCGAGTAGTAATCCACCCGCGCTGGTAACATTTCTCCATAACATCACATAATTCTTTAATCATTAGATATCGATTTCTAAATCTTCGATAGCTCCATCTTCAACTACGACACCATTAGCGTCGACTTCGACTTTACCATCTACGTGTTTATAACATGCCTCAAGAATTTCTTCTTGGACCGCTTTAGAGCCCTTAACAAAGTCACGCATATTCTGTTCACCACGAATAGGATCGTAGGAACCAAATTGCCACATCTGTACGTTTTCCTTACCGGTGGTTTCATTTACCGGGTGATAGATAACGCCAAGAGACTTACCAAGATCAAAGATCTCATTGTTAGTATCAACAACACCATGGTCATAAGAGAATGTAAATTGAGCCATACGAGCTGGTTGACCCATACGATTCTTTTTAACCTTAATTCTTACTTTGTGTCCAATTTGTTGTGCTGCGCCTGTAATAGTCTCACCGGACTCTACAACGCCATTTTTCGTATCCAATTTAACCATCTCTAACATTAAGTCACCAGCATGCTTTAGTGCCTGACCATCAGGAAGAACATATGGGTTGCGTAATGCCTTCATTGGGTCAATCTGGATACTAACTTGCTGAATAAAGAATGTCAAGATGTTGTGCTCAGCGATAACCGGAATAATTAACTTAAATGCAGATGGAAGATAGTTGGCACCAGTACCACCCATAATCATATCTGTAGTTTGTTTCTTCATGTCCTTCGGAAAACGGATAGACCTGATAGAGTCAATAACAATTGCTTTAACTGGTGCTCCTTCTTGAATCGCCTCTAACAATTCTCCACCGATATAGTCAAATATCTTAAGGGGATCATTAGATTTACGAACAATAAGGCGATCAGCATCGCCACCTAACTTAACAAAGAAATCTACGTTAAACGAAAATTCAGCGTCACACCAAACAGCGATAGCCTCTTTATCTCGTCTTTGAAGTTCAATGATTCCCATCATTGCCAACATAGATTTACCGCAAGATTCTGGTCCATAAACAATATTGACTTTACCGGGCATAAATCCACGTTTAGCGGTTGCCCAGTTTAAACTAGGACTCCACGATGGAATCGGTGCTGGTTCATTTTTCTTCAGTTGACTTGCTACTGCACCAAAGTCAGAAGTCAATTTACTCATCCATTTAGACATAATTACATTCCCTCATATTGAGTCATTTGTTGATCGCCATACAGGATCTTCTTAAGATCGTCATGTGCTTGGCGAAGGATTGAAAGCTTGTTCTTCATTAATGATACCAAAGCCTCTGTTTTGGCCTTGTTATCCTTAGCGGTAATGACATCTGGATCAATATCCACATATCGTTTACGAGCTTCCGAACTATCTTTAATATTCTTTTGCTGAAGATATTCAGCGGCATTGTCGAGATAAGCGATTGCCTCAGCTTGTTCAAGGCGAGCTTTTGCTCGAATGTCTGCTTGAACGGCTTTTGCTAAAAGTGCACCCGCAACATCTTGACCTTCAATAAAGTCTCTAAGATAAGTTGCGCCCATCATTTTATTGATGGACGCAATATCGTGAACTTTATCCAGGTATGTTGCAAGCGCAGTGACGTCTATATTAGACGTCAAAGACTTGTCACTCATACTGGTCTCCTATTACGAATTTAACAGAGCGTCAGCTTCTGCCAAGAAATCATCGTCAACTGCTGCAGATGCTCTTGCTGTAGCTTTAGCTGTTTTAGCTGGAGCAACAACTTCATCTGCATCGTCTTCGTCATCAAGACGAACAGTTACGGGTTTTGTACCGGTAGCCTTTGAAACCACTGTAGTTTTAGCAGGAGCAGCTTTGGCAACTACCTGTGTCAAACCATCAGATTCCAAATCTGCATCTGGGCAAGCTTCAATCAATGAAGCCATATTTGCCTGCAAGATTTCGTTCAATTCATCGTACGATTTAACTTGATAAACCGCAGATAGATCATATCCAAGATTATCGTAATTCTCAACCACTGAATCTGGAAGAGGAGTACGATCGTCTTCGAACGTTAATTTACCTTGGGCATTTTTAGTTTTGATTGTTAGGCGCTTTACATCATATTCTGTATCGCGACCTTCACCCTGACGAATAATATCAAACCAAACACCAGAATCTGTTTCTTCAGAGTTCAAAGATGTTGGATCTTGATTATAGTCGTGGATATAAGCACTCATTTCTGCTTTCATTTTCTTTTGAGCTGTGCTCTTAAGCTCAAGAAGACCTACTTCACCAGCTCGATCAGCTGCGTTGTAGATGTAGACAGTTTTAGGATTCAAGTCTGAAATCAACTTGTTAAGTGGAGCCAGACGAGACTTAATTGCATCCTCTGTTTCACCAGAAGCTTGCAAATGTGCCTTTACTGTTTCAGCTTTCTTTTTCAAAGCCTGAACATACTCTGTTACTGGGCATTTCTTTTCGCTTGTCATAGAAGACGCGAAAGGTCGTGCACGATTAGACTCTGGATCAAATAATCCCCAGATAATCTGCCATTTTCTGTATGGGTAACCGTTAGAGTTTTCTCCGAAAGGTGGGAGAATGCGGAAGACGTTGTGGCCGTCTTTGACCTTGTGTCGCTTCCATTCGCGACGAGTCTTGAGTGAATCAAGATTGATTTTGATCTTGTTTTGTGACATAGATACTCCTTCAAAGCGTTTGCGTTATTACTGGGCATAATTGCCGTAATATTATTATACCACTGTTTTATACAATAAACAAATAAATTAGCTATCTGCTTGATTTTTCAGAGCTTCTGCTTGTTCTTTGGTGATTGCAGGCTTACCCACAACTTTTGTAGATTTCTCTTTTACAACTTCTGGCTTAGAATCATCAAAGCCATTTCGATAAAAGATTTCATACGCACCTTTGATACCTGAGTCAACATAATAAACAAGTTCGGTTTTACTTGGACGATTCTTGATCTTATTCTCAAGATACTTTGGAAAGATTGCTGGATAATCTGCCTGCAACATTTCAACAACAATATTATTTAAGCTTTCGTTATCAGTGAAAGGCCTTCCTTCAAACTTATGAACCTTCACAGAATAAGCTGTCATATTCTCTGGATCATAGTTTTGAGCGATTGAATCTAAAATCATTCGCAACTGGAACGAACCAGTCAATCCGTTCTTTGGATTTTTAGTCTTATGCATCTCAATTTCTTTTAAGAAATTAGGTTTATCGATGACATATTCGCCCTTTTTAAGTTCTGTAGGCGCTTCTTTAACTACAATAAATTTTGCCATAATTTCTCCTTCGCAGTTATTCTACTTTTTCTATTTCTTCAATGTTCAAGCTTACTGGTGTTTTCCAGCCGGTCTTAAGTTGTCCGCGAACATAAACAATTGTATTCTTTTCCCAACCAAGAGCTTTCTTAGCATCCCATAGAGTTGCTTCAAGAGTATTGAAACCATCAGACAGTATTACTGAAACTCTGTGCCATGGTTTACCTTTCTTAGAAACACCTTGTTTATAGTTTGAACTATCAAACAATAAGATCATGCCAACATCTTGACTCATTCCTTTATTTAAAAAGTTCTCAGCAGTCTTTACACCATTGAGGATCCAAGTTTCTGGATTGTCATCTGATTGCATGAAGAATGGGATATTAGCTCTGCCCGTGCGCTTCAAGCCTGGCCATTTTTGCATTAATGTCTGCTGAATTGATGCATCCGACAATAAAGACTTATTAAAAGATTGATTATATTCCTTCTCTTGAAGAAATACTTTCAAAGGATCTAAGTCAAACATCTCTGGTTTGAATTCAGTCTTACTCTTTCTTAGAGAGACATATTTCTCCATAAATGCTTTTCTAGCCTCTATGTAAGATTTCACACCATTAAGATGCTCTGCATAATCTGGATCCT